GCGCCGCCACCTGTCATTTGAGCGCGAATGTCGTTGATGTTAAATGCCATCTTATTGACTCCTTATGGATTAGAACTGTCCGACGATCTCTTCAAAGTTCACACCAGTTCGTGCTGCCACAAAATTCAACGTGATGAAATTGATCGAGCGAGCTGGCTTAATGTAGATGTCACCGACAAACTCATTACGGTCAATGACCTCTGGTGTGTTGTTTGTTGTATCACACACAACACGGAAGTCATATATACCTCTTCTCCCCTGAACATCGCGAAGGAATGGTTCCACGAGATTTCGGAACTGAGCGCGTGTGAACTCATCATTGAACTCAAACAACGTATACTTGGCTGCTGTCGCGATGGCCTTCTCAAGAACGATGAACAAACGTCGCACGTTGATTCGATCAAATGCGCTTGGCTTGGACTGAAGCGTCTTGTCACCGAACAGAACAGTTCCCTGCCCTGGTAGTGTCACGACTGGATTGATGCCGTTCTTGTAAAGCTCATCTCGATGAGAGCGTCGAGGATTCCATGCGAGCTTGACGACATTCTTAACTTGTCCTCGATTCAGACCAGCAGGGCTGAACCAAGGATCTCGAACATTGTCAGTATTCACACAAAGACCTGCGATGTCCGCATTGAGTGGAACCCAACGATACACATCATTGAACTTGTCATACTGATACTTCCATCCAGAGTCCATGACTGCGTAGGAAGAACTTCTGCCATTGATTCCGTCTGTTGTGTTTCTAAAGTTCTTGATATTAGTCAAAGCGGTACTTGGATTGGGTATGTTTACACAATCTGTCTGTTCCGGGGATATAAATGCAACGCAGTCCTTTCGATCCTCAACCAGATTGTCAATAACGTATCGAGCGACTGTTCCGTTATGTGGTCCGCAGAGAACGAGAGAGATGTCAACTTCTTCTGGGTTGTTGAACAAATCATAACCATTTTGAATTGGTCCCACTGAGTTTGGATTTCCATCTTGTCCACCGCTAAGGTCTACGCTATATGGAGTCCATTCTCTTGCAGTTTCCTGAAGATCGCCTGTTCCTGTGTATATTTGAACAAACTCTTTTGATGCGGTTGGATCAATCGTATCACCTAAGTCATATTTACCTGATTCGGATGTATGATTAAACCCAGCTTCACTACCTATCCAAATCCATTCACTCTGATCATTGATAACATTAACATAGTAGTTAGATGTTCCGTCTTGATTTCGGGCATCAGCAGCCTTAGATAGATTAGAAAATGTTTCGAGAACGGTTCCCTTTATTCCTGTTATTAATCCGGTTGCGTCTGATACAACAAGATGAAATTCATCATTTGTAGCATTCCGAGCATCAGCATATTCAGATGTTCCCGGCGCCAAATCGAAGTTATTGTAGAACTCCCACTCTCGGGTAACAATTATGTTGTTAGCCTGAATTGGAAACTCACGATCTACCGTAATCTGATTAGCTACCGAAGTGTCAATGACTCGATATGATCCAGAAGGAACGATTGTTGTCTGTAGACCAGCTCCATCTACGGTGAATGAACGATTTGTTTCTGGAGCATCCTCAGTAGATGAAAAAGTAATAATGTCACCCTTTACAAAATTCTGATGATGATTCTGTGTATTCTCAAATTCCAGAATATTAGATCCTATTACCGCATTAGCAGAAAACCCCGGAGAGGAGTTGGTGAACTGTCCTGATATAGAGTCACAAACAGAAACGCGCAATGAATTTCCAAGTGCGCCTGGCCACTTAGCGGAAAAAGTTCCAACATTCGTAAGTGTGGCTGTATCGTATCCAGACCGATTCTTTACAATAAACTCATTTCCTGCTGCTGTAGCATTATTGGCTCCGGTAGTAGGATCTGTGTGAACGACACGAACGACCTTCAAAGAGTTGCCGTAATCGAGAAAGTTTGATGCTGAAAACCAATGCTGAAAATTATCTGAGTTTGGCTTGCCGAAACGATTGACAAGCTCTGCCTGGGAATCAATAAGTGTAATCTCGTCAACTGGACCCCATGCAAATGTTCCAACAAAAGCTCCCTCTGTAGTAGCGACGGCCGGGATTAATGTTGTTAGATCAACTTCTGTGACCTGTACGCCCGGTGAAATCTGGAAAGGCATGTCTTCTCTCCTTCGTAATTACGCCCAAGTTTATGTGGGCTGCTCTTCTGGGAGATATTTATACAATCGCCGATTTTCGTTTACCAATCATCATCACCAGCCCAGATCCACGAATCACTCCCCTGTTTTGCTACTCTGTATTTATCTGCATCAGGATCTCCCGAATCAATGATTCCGAAAGGAACAAGATGCTCTAGTTCTCGTTCTTCGTTTTCCCTCTCTCTCAGTTCTTCACGCTTCAGCTTCTCCAACACCATCTTCTTATGGGTGTCGGTGTTCGTCACATCCTTGAAATATGGCTCCGTCGTACACCACGCAAATAGCACCAGATTCATCACCAGATCGTCGTGATGCCCTGGTTCAGCTTCGTAGCTGTATCCCTTGGCGATGAAACTGGTCATTTCGCAGATCGTGTCAAAGTCTTCCACGATTAGTCGATCTGCTTCGATCAAGTTCTTTAGATTGGCACATCCAATTTGCTTGACCTTCTTGCTCGTCTTGATACCAAACTGAAGCGATCCTGCTCCAAATCCAGTTCCCAATCCTTGCCCTGCTCGTCCCCGTGTCGTGACGTAGAGGAGGTGATCATACTCCAGATCCTCGTGAAGAATGGTTGCGACCTGCTGCCCGATGTCGTTGATCTCGACTAGCACCCACGCATCGTTGTAAGTTTTAGCCACATTCTGTATGACCGTAGGATATTCGACCAGTGAAATCGTACTTGGCCGATACTTAGCCACTACGCGATATGGGAACTGCCCAGAGTCAATAACCGAAAACGTAGAGAAGTCCAACCCTTCTCCGTGACTAACATCAACGGTGATCGTGTATATATGATCTGGCTCTGGATTTCGATACACATCAAGCTGCCCTGCTGTTGATATGGGATCAGCAAATGGCATCGCTTTGAGCTTTGTTGCGTTGATCAGCGTGTTCTGAGAACCGACGAACTCGCACTCAAACTCCTGCGCGAACTGTTCCTTTGAGGTGTTGCGGATTGTAGATTCTTTCCACTCCTCATCTCTCCCCGGAACCTCGGACCAGTGTACCTCCACTGGAACGTATTCCGACTTTCCCTCGTTTGCGTCCATCCACATTCTGTAGAAGTGATTCATACCACAAGGGGTAGAGATGATCACCATCTTGGTGGTCTTACCAGAAGAGATGGTCGGATATGTGGATGCGAAGAACTCTTCAGCGATGTGTCTGGGAACGAATGCGAACTCGTCCAGCAGCAGCATGTTGAACGATCCACCTCGAATGGCGGAAGAGGAGGTGGATGCTGCGATGATCTTCGACCCGTTCTCCAGTTCGATAGATCCCTTGTTCCATGCAAGAACACCCTGCTGTAGAAAGAACGGAAGGTTTTCGTATGCGAGCTGATAGCGAGCAAGAATGTCACGCGCAAGCTGCCCTTTGTTAGCCAGAATAGCACAGTTCACATTGTCGTTAAATAACGTATAGTGTAGGAAATATGCGACGACTGTTGTTGTCTTTCCTGTCTGGCGTGGGAGCTTACCGATCGTAAATCTATTGTCATGGATCGTTCGGATGATCTTCTCTTGGAAGTCATACATCTCGAAAGGAACTAGACCTTCATCCAAACTGACAATCTTGACATAGTTGCGAACGAAATAAATCGGATCTTTCGCACACTTCACATACTCTTTGATTTCGTCTGGGGTGTATTCGTGATTGACACCTACTTTTTTTAGTAGGGGATTACCTTGATAGCCATCTTCTTCTGTTGCCATTTACTTTCCCTAACACACCAAGCATGATTAATCCTGCTGTGATCATCATTCCAAATCCAGGCTCAGGAATGGATGTCGTTGTCCAACTTGAACATGACGTGCCTTCACATGCACGCACCATTATCCACCCATTCGGTTCTGGATGAAACACATCAATACCAAAACATCTGCTCGCGTTATCTGCTATACACAAAAGTATCTCATTTTGCGTTGGTGGTATGAAAATACTTGTGAGATTGTCAATAACAGTCAATGACTCCTGACACATATATTCTATTTCAACGAGTTGATCCTCTGTGCAATCTAACCAGACATTAGATGCCGTTTCGTATGCTTCTAACGGATTGTTTAAGTCTGGATTTCCACTAACATCCTCTATTATTTGTTGCCACTCATGGTAAGTTGGATCAGGCGCATTTTCCGAATATGGTTGAACAAATCGAAAGTTTGTTATGGGCATTATTCCTACTCATCAGTTTCGACCTCAGATGTTACATCAATCTCGTCCATCTTTCCCTTGAGAAGCTGTTGAAGCTGCTTTGTAGAACCAGTAAATAATATATTATTGGTCGTTTGGGTTTTGGGTGCTTCGTTTTTCTGACCAGTCAACTCTCTGATCTTCGTCTGATGATCCATTAGTTTCTCTGCGACTTCAGCAGTAGACTTCATTACCGTAGCAAACACCTCGTATGCTCGTGGATGATCCATCGCTTGAGCAAGCGTCAACGCGTCAGCAGTAGCAATACGACCAGACTCCAAAGCAGTCACAAGAGCATCTCGCACTTTGTTGTAGTCTTTGTATGTGTCACGCGGAATATCAAGCGCGCTCAAAATGCTATCCATCGCAGGGTCGGTTTCTTCACTTTCGACCACTACTGGTATGTGTGTTTCTTCATTTTCCATTACAGATCCTCATCAACACCTGTTACGAGATTGCGACGAGTTCCCTCTGTTGGTAGAGTGTTGTTCGCAGCATATCCCCAATCATCATCAATATCAATACTACTTAGTGGTACAGATAGAGCGATGTCTGAAGTTGGATTTCCTGCTGCTGTCAATCCGGGTTGGAAATATAGTCGTGAAGCAGTCGGCACACCTGCGATCTGATCTGGATCAATTCCTTGCTCTCTTGTTCCTCTATACTGAATACGATATGTCCAGTTCGCACCCGGAATATCAAGGAAGGCTGGATTAACAACAATCACTTGATCTGATCCATTATGAGATGTGATCACTCT